ATGCTTGGGCATATGACGGAGGTACAAAACAAAAGGATTTCGAAGAACTCAGAGAAATCCGTAGATCTTATGGAACTTTAACAGAATGAGAAAGGAACTTATCGAGGCAGTTAAACTACACGCCTTGGGAAACATTGAAAAACATAAGATGAACGTAGAGGTTTATCTTGCTAATCCTGTTGGTATCGGGGAGCATCCTGATATTATGGCAGCAATCGAAAGTGAGTTGGATCAGATCTCACACTACCACGATCAACTAGAGGTACTAGAAAAATACATCGAAAAATAAATGGAACCATACCCACTCCCAGTAGAATTCTGGTTTGTTCTACTGGGAATTGCTGTCTCTTTAGCACTGCAAGCAATGCTTATAATCAAAGAGTATGGCGGTTACTCAAAAAGACCTAAGACAGGACACCCTGAGATAGATGAACTCAAGGGTGGAGAGAAACTGATGTCTGTAAAATTCAGGGAGATAGAGGTTAGTAACGAGGAGTATGAAGGGTATCAAGAATTAAAAGAACGTATAGATAGTTTGAAACGGAAAGAAGCAGATGAGTCTTGATGCGTATCTAGGCAATCCCAATCTAAAAAAAGCAAACGTACACACTAACTTCACACCTAAACAGGTCAAAGAGTTTATCAAGTGTGCGGAGGATCCTATTTACTTTATCAAGAAGTACATTAAGATCGTGTCTCTGGATGAGGGTGTCATTCCATTTAACTTGTATGACTTTCAGGAAACGATGGTCAACAGGTTTCACGAGAATAGATTTAATATTGCAAAACTACCAAGACAGTCTGGTAAGTCTACCGTGGTTACAGCGTACCTTTTGTGGTACGTGATTTTTAACGATAACGTCAATGTCGCAATCCTCGCAAACAAAGCAGCGACTGCCCGAGAGATGTTGGGACGTTTACAACTCAGTTACGAGAACCTTCCTAAATGGATGCAGCAAGGTATTATTGGCTGGAACAAAGGGTCAGTGGAACTGGAGAACGGAAGTAAACTCCTTGCTGCATCTACTAGTGCTAGTGCTGTCAGGGGTATGTCTTTTAACGTCATATTTCTGGACGAATTCGCGTTCGTTCCGAACAACATTGCAGATCAGTTTTTTAGTTCTGTTTATCCTACTATCTCATCTGGTAAGTCTACCAAAGTTATTATCATCTCTACTCCACACGGGATGAATATGTACTACAAACTCTGGCACGATGCAGAGCGTGGTACGAATGAATATATCCCAACAGAGGTACATTGGTCTGAGGTTCCAGGAAGAGATCAGAAATGGAAAGAACAAACTATCCGTAACACAAGTGAACAACAATTCCGTGTTGAGTTCGAATGTGAGTTCCTGGGCTCTGTTGATACTTTGATCTCTCCAAGTAAGTTGAGAGTGATGACCTATGAGGATCCTATTGAAAAACAGAATGGTCTCGATGTATTTCAGAAACCAGAAGAAGGACATAATTATACTATGACAGTGGACGTAGCAAGAGGTATTGATGGAGACTACTCAGCGTTTACTGTATTTGATACGACAACCGTACCATATAAATTAGTAGCAAAGTATAGAAATAACGAAATTAAACCCCTACTCTTCCCTGATATTATTTGTCAGGTTGGAAGAGCATATAACCACGCATACATTCTTGTAGAAGTAAATGACATCGGTGGTCAAGTTGCAGATATTATACAGTATGATCTTGAGTATGACAATCTACTGATGGCAGCAATGCGTGGTAGAGCAGGACAGGTTGTCGGTCAAGGATTCTCTGGTGGTAAAGTACAACTTGGTGTCAAGATGTCAACCGCAGTTAAGAAGGTTGGTTGCTCTAATATGAAAGCACTGATTGAGGATGACAAACTATTGTTGTCTGACTATGACATCATTGCAGAACTAACTACATTCATTCAGAAGGGTCAGTCTTGGCAGGCAGAAGAGGGTTGCCACGATGACCTTGCTATGTGTTTGGTAATGTTCTCGTGGTTGGCAGTTCAAGATTATTTTAAGGAACTCCACGATAACGATATTCGTGCTAGAATGTATCAGGAACAACGCGAAGCGATTGAAGCGGATATGGCACCGTTCGGATTTATGGATGATGGTCTCAGTGATGAGGCATTCGTAGATCCAGAAGGACAGGTCTGGCATACCGATGAATATGGCGACCGCTCTTATATGTGGGAGTACCGATGAGTGTAGAAACAATGATGGGGTCTATGGCGACGACACTATTCATCTTAGTGTTATTTTCGTTTGGATTCGTAATGGGTTATGCAGCGAGGAAAAGTGAAGAAGAGTGAACTAATTCATTATCGCCTCCAAGCAATGCTCAGAGAAAATAACTTCAGCGATCTAGCATACTTAGGTGTTAGGGAAGGAGAGCATTGGTATAGTGTCGGTGGACACGAGGTACCAGTCAATGCAATAGAAGAACTGGAACGAGCAGATGAGTCTTGAAGATGAACTGAGTCTAGAAGCATTCCTATTCGTAGATAGACAGTGTAGGAAATGCCTAAGAACTCTGTCCCTGACTGATAATTTTTATAAGACACGTAAAGACAGAGGACAGAATCCCTCTGCATATTCGTATGAGTGCAAATACTGCACTAAGAAAAGAGTAAGTAAGACAAGAAAGCAAAAACCTAAACCACGAAAGGAATCTGACTATCCTGACTGGTAATGTTCACGTTCCGTTTCCCCGCTTGAACAGTACGTTTATCTAAATAATATCAGCAATAGATTGAGATTTTCAAGGAGCTAACCAATGGCATCTACCCAACTTTCACCAGGGGTCGTTGTTCTTGAAAAGGATCTGACTACGGTTGCTAACGCGACTCTAGATAATGTTGCAGTGATAGTCGGTTCCTTTGAAAAGGGTCCCGTTAATAAGATTGTAGACGTAACTAGCGAGAAAGAACTTCTTGCAGTCTTCGGTCGCCCTAACGATTACAACTACGAATACTGGTATTCAGCAGCACAATTCCTGTTGTACGGTGGTACACTTAAAATTATCCGTACAAACAGTTCTTCACTTAAGAACGCTATTGACACAGCACAGACTGTTGTCACTACTTTCTCTGGTGCAGACACAACTCTTACAGTTACATCAGCGACAGACTTCGCGACAAGCGATTTGATCTTGATCGACGCTGAGATTCTAAGAGTGACTAACGTCTCAGGTAACGACCTTACTGTTCAACGTGGTCAACTTGCAACTGCAGCAACTTCACACGCAGCAGGCGCATCTATCACTCTGATCGAAGAATCAGGTAATAGCACAACGATGAACCAAGGCGGTACTCTTGCTGCAGGTGGTACAACACTGACGGTTACTTCTGTTGCTTCTCTTGCTGTTGCACTAAACGATCACATCTTGATCTCTGACGAGATTCTCAAGGTGACTGCTATTAGCGGTAACGATCTGACTGTTGAGCGTGGTAAGTTGGAAACAACTGCTGCTGCACAGACTGATGGTCAGACTATCAAGCGTTTGGTGGTTACTGCAGGTAAGACAACAATCAACGAACAAACATCAACTGGTGTTAGTGCTCCTCTTGTTAGAAATCTCGAAGAGTATGAAGGTAATGTTGAAGGCGCTTCTAACTCTTGGAAGTATGCTGCTAGACACCCAGGTCTCTATGGTAACTCACTTAGAGTTGTTATCACAGACGCGGGTGCTGACCAGATCCTTTCACTTGCACAACCTACCACTGCTGAGTGGGAATTCTCAACTACAACTGACGTAAGTTATAGCGGTGCTAACGCAGGCGCTAAGATCTTCGGTTACAGAATCGTAGTTACAATGGATTCCGCATCCATCGCAGGTGACTTTGAAAACGGACAATACTGGAGAGCAGAAACAGATGCTTCATCTCCTGTAAGTATTCCTGTTCAAGGTCAAGTCGTTGCTTACGATCCTCTTACAAGAAAGATCGAGATTGATGTTAACTACTCACTCTCATCTGACGTTCTTGAAGTTGGTGACGTAATCGCACTTTGGAGTGCAGAGACTGGTGGATCTAGAACTGGTGACAAGGGTACTGTTGAAGCAGTTGAAAGACAACTTCTTACAATTACTAACGCATCACAAGAAAGATTCGAAGCAAACTACACTGTATCTGATGACAACGCATCAGGTTCACCTAACATTAACATTGCTTCTGTAAGATCAGAATACGACGAAAGATATTTCGGCGGCAATCAGAAGTGGGCAAACGTTGCTCCTAGACCTGGCACATCACCTTGGGTTCAAGACCGTGGTGGTTCTAAGGACCAAATGCACATCCTCGTCCTTGATGGAGATGGCAAACTCACTGGTACACCTGGTGCGGTTCTTGAGAAGTTCCTCTTCGTGTCTAAGTCAATGGATGCCAAAGGCGTTCAGGGCGAGACCATCTTCTACAGAGACGTTATTAAGAACATCTCACAATACATTTACTGGGGTGCACACGAGACTTCAAGCATCTTTGATGTTGATTCTGGTGCTAACGGTGACTTCGGTTCATCTGGTGTTTCAAGACACTTTGACTTGATCAAGCAAACTGCTGCTATCAAGACTACTGAAACTGCACTCGGTCGCGAGATCATCGGAACTTCAAACGGTTCTACTGCTAGATACCACCTCCAAGGCGGTACTGACGGTTACACTCTTTCAAGATCTGAGATCCTCGGTTCATACGACCTCATCGCTGACAAAGAAACCATTGATGTTGATTACATCTTGATGGGTCCTTCGATGGCAGACACTAGCGACACAATCGCTAAAGCACAGAAGATCATTGACATCGCTGCAACCCGTAAGGATTGCTTGGCATTCGTTTCACCTCCACGTAATGACGTGATTGGTCTTAGCGATACCAACATCATTGTTAACAGAACTATCGATTACTTCGATAAACTGTCTAGCACATCATACGCTGTCTTTGATAACAACTACAAGTACATCTACGATAAGTACAACGATAAGTATCGTTACATTCCTTGTAACGCTGACCTTGCAGGTCTAACACTTAGCGCAACTCTGAATTCAGAAGCGTGGTTCTCACCTGCAGGATTCAACAGAGGACAGTTGAGAAACGCAATCAAACTTGCTTACTCACCTCTGAAGGATCACAGAGACAGACTGTACGCAGCAAGAATCAACCCTGTGGTTGCATTCCCTGGACAAGGTATTGTCCTCTTCGGAGACAAGACTGCACTTTCATACCAATCTGCATTCGACAGAATCAACGTTCGTCGCTTGTTCTTGGTACTTGAGGATGCAATCTCAGAAGCAGCAAAGACTCAACTGTTCGAATTGAACGATGAGTTCACTCGCGCTTCCTTCAAGAACATCGTGGAACCGTTCCTCCGTTCGGTTCAGTCACGTCGTGGCATC